TTTATTCATATTTCAACCGATGAGGTTTATGGAGATATGGATGATATATACTGGGATGCAGAATCTAACGAAACTTTCGGATTGAAAGGATCTTCTTATTACTCAGCAACTAAAGCTGCAAGTGATCTTTTAGTAGAAGCTGCTGGAAGAACATTTGGATTACCATACTTAATTACAAGAACATGCAATAATTATGGATCTAAGCAAAATGCAGAGAAGTTCATTCCAAAGATTATGAAATCTATTGCAGAGGATTTAACAATCCCAGTATATGGAGATGGTAACCAGGTAAGAGAATGGATTGACGTAGAAGATAATACACAGATATTATACAATCTTATGTTATCTAAAGAACAAGGTGAAGTTTATAATATTGGATCTGGGGAAAGATATGAGAATATTGAAATAATAAACATGATCGGAGAGATGCTAGGTAAAAAACCAAAGTTTGAATTTGTAGCAGACCGATTAGGACATGATAGAAGATACGCAGTTGATTCGTCAAAAGTAAGAGAGTTATTTTCAGATTGGGAAACACTCTCATTTAAAGAATTTTTATTAGAACAAGTAAACACAATTAAAAACAAAAATCAATGAATGCACATTTAATTACAATGCTTAAAACCTCAGCAGAGGCTGATAAAGCAAAGGCCCTATTGTCTTTAGATCTATTAGGAAATAAAGGAACAGGTATTGGAGATCACTCTACTGGTGATTTTTACAAAAATGCAGAAGAAGCATTAACAATGTTAGTAGACGCCGACGATAGATTGGCAGCACTAAATAAGTATTATGGAAACAATTAGTATTATGAAAAATTGTTAATAACTTCTTTAAAATAAGTGAGTCAGGATTTTCCTGGTTCACTTTTTTTGTTTATATTTACTTATAACAAATAAACAAACACAAATGAGCTACACAAGATTTAACAGACATGAATCAATGGATTCAGAAACAAGAAGAGAAATTATGGACCTAATTAGCGAGATTAGATCGCATTCTTCTAAATTAACAAATATGATGTATGGTTTATTTGATGGATATTTATACGATGAAATGCAAATTGAAGGATTAAAGCTACCGACTGAATTGGCTGAAAGAGTTATGAAAGTTTATTTTACTTGCTCAAGATATTCTCAGTCAGAAACTCAAACATATTAATAAATTTTAAAAATAAATGAGTCAGAATTTTTCTGGTTCATTTTTTTTGTTTATATTTACATATAACAAATATATAACTTATGACATTAGAAGAATTACAAATCTTATTAGAACGAGCAGCAGACAATATCAAATATGCACAGCCTCAAGACGAAACACAATGGGCATATAATGAAGGTATGGAAGATCTTGCGATTGAATTAGAAAACTTAATAACTAAAAATAAATAAAAACAACATGATCAAACACAAACACCCTTGGGAGTACAAAATGCACGCAGTTAAAGGAGAAAAGCCAACAGCTGAAGAATTCGCAGATCTAATTAAAAAAGCAACTGCTAAAGATGAAAAAGAAATTAAACCATCCGGCTATATGATGATTGATGGAGTTCCACATAAATTTAAAAACGGAAGATGGAACCCTCTAACCAAACTTAATTAGAAACAATTACAAAATATTACGTATAATAGTTACTAAATAAATAAAGAATGAAAAGTATATTAGAAGAAGCGAATGACATCGTAAACAACAGAAGTGAAGAAGCAGATCGTAATTATGGTCCTTTTTCAGAAGGCATGGATCGTGCTGCAATGATCTTTCAAGGAATGACAGGTCATGAAGTAACAGGAGCAGATATGTTTAAGGCCTTAGTATCTCTTAAATTCTCTCGAGAAAGTTACAACCACAAGCGCGATAATTTATTAGATGCAGTTGCATATATTCAAGGACTTGATAACTATGTAAACGAAAGTAAATAATGAAAGTAGCAATCACATCAGTATTTTCAAATCTAACCTATAATAGTAAAAACCACAGAGGCTTAGAAGCTACATATTTCAAACAACTCTTAGAAGAGAATGGATATGAGGTAGATTTGATCGGTAAGAAAAATAGAAATACAGCAGATTTTGATTTTTACGTAAATTACACAGATGCTGATTGGGAATCTTATGACGCAGTCTTTATTCAATTAAGTACTGCTAATTTCTTCGGAGGTCAAGTTGGAGAACATACAGAACCAATAGCTCGAGCACTTGCAGGTTATGGTGGTAAAATATACACACTCGTAAATGATCCTCGGATAGATTTCTTAGATCCAGTTAAGGTATTGAAAAGATTCAATCTAATCCAAGATCTTGAATCTGAGTGGTCCGAGATCATTGAGAACGCAACCTACCTATTCCCTGGTAAAGACATCTCAAAATTCTTAGGTAGAACACCTAAAAACTGGGAAAAATTAGATTGGTTTACCTACATGTTTAAACATCGAATGGCAGGCAAGTTAGATAACAAGCAAACTAATGCCTTATTTGATTTTGATGCTCCTAAAAAAGAATGGGATGCTATTTACTATGGAGATAATCGAGCAGCATTTAGAGAACAACAAGTTCGAAAGTATATGCCGCATAGCGAAAAGAGCCTACTAGTTGGTTATAAAACTAAAAAGGTTCCAACAACTTTCGCAAAGAAGATGGAACACTCTGTTTTATTAGATACTATTTCAAAAAGTAAAGCAAGTTTAATATTAGGAGACGCAGAACACTTAGATAATGTAACGACATTTCGTTTTTATGAAACTATGGCAAGCGATTGTCTAGCTGCAATTCAAATCGAATACGATCCAAGCATGCTGCTGATACAAGATCCTGTATTACGTGAAAAACTATACGTAAAATCAAACAAAGATGTTGAGAAATTAGTAGCGTCCTATTCAGACGATTTAATCGCAAGACAAAAGAAAGAATTAAGAAACTTATTCGATCGACTAGATATAACTTTTAAAATAAATAAGTAATGGCAAATATAGATAATGAATGCAAAGATCTTGAAGTAAAAGACTTTTATGATCAATCAAACACACACCTCGCAGATATCATGGAAAACCAGAAAAAGATGCAAGAGCAGACTTATGGTTTTAACTTTGAAGATATGACAATTCGAGAAATCATGAACTTCTGGCACTGTAATACACATGCAGTTGTTGATGAAATTCACGAAATGACAGATGCACTCGGAGGTATTAAAGACGGAAGTGGAAATGCAGTATGGAAATACTGGAAAAAAGACTTTACAAAATACGATACATTAAAGATTTCTGACATGTCTGAAGGAGACAAAAAAGAATTGTATATGGAATGGGTAGATATTCTACACTTCTTTATCAACTATGCAGCCTCAATCGGATTAGACGCAAAAACAGCATACAACTACTACTTCGCAAAAGCCGAAGAGAATGTTAACCGTCAGAAAAACAACTATTAATGATATTAGATATTGAGCAAAGAGAAAAAGACGTAATCGTATCGTATTACGATAAAGAAGGTAAAGTTGCATACAAGCAATATCCGATAGCGCAATATCAGAATTGGTATATCTGTGGAGAAAAAGAAAAAGGAGTAAGTACTGAATTTAAAAACTGGGATGGCCGTCCTGTTAAGTTAGGATATGGTAGACAATTTAATAAGTTTTCTCTTAATTACTTTATCGATGGATTACCAGAAAAAGATAAAGAAGAAATTTTAGCATACAATTTACCTAAAACGTATTTTGTCGATATTGAAACAGAAATTGTTGATGGTTTTCCAAAAGCTGAAGAAGCTAAAACAAGAATTCTTTCATTCTCAATTATAACGCCGGAGCGTAAAGCAATTGTATTAGGATTAGAGGATATGGCTCCAGATAAAATTCAAAAGATTGAAGACGATACTAATGAGTATTTCAAAGACTTTGATCAAGACTGGGAATTTAAATACCATAAGTTCAAGAGTGAATATGATATGGTATATACATTCTTAATGAAATTCTTACCTAAGTTTCCAATGATGACTGGCTGGAACTTTATTAACTATGACTGGCAATATATTGTAAACAGGTGTAAAATATTACAAATAGATATTACTGAAGTTGGTATGACTAATAAGTTAGATCGTAACGATTCACGCCCATTACATATTGGAATTTTAGATTACATGCAACTGTATGATAAATATGATCGTAGTGTAAAGGTTAAAGAATCTAACTCACTTGATTATGTATCAGGACAAGTATTAAATGTTAAGAAGATTAAATACACCGGAGGTCTACAAGATCTTTATAGAGATAATTTTGTAAAGTATATCTATTATAACGTAGTCGATTCAGTTCTTGTATATTATATAGATCAAAAGTTAAAGTCAATGGAAGTTCTATTAACTTTAGCAAACATTACAAAAATGCCTCTATATAAAGCAGCTAGCCCAGTGGCAGTTACAGAATCTTTAATGGCTAGAAAATTAGCTGAACAAGGAATGCGAATTGGAACTGAAAAGAAAGAAGATTACGAGAAAAGTACACAGTATGCGGGAGCTTATGTAAAAGAACCAATCGTTGGATATTACGCCGGAGTAACTGCATATGATTTTGCTTCTCTATATCCATCAATAATGAGACAATTTAATATTTCTCCGGATGCATATATTGAACAGGTTCAAAAGAGTCAAATTAAAGAAAGAAGAGAAGATACCAATGTTATTGTATGTGATAATGGTGTAGTTTATTCAAAAGAAGATTCAGTTCTTAGAAGAATACTTTCTGATTTATATGAACAAAGGGTTGAGTACAAGAATACGTCTTATGAGTATTTTACGAAAGCAGATAACCTTAAGAAAAGATTAACATAATATTTTAAGCAATAGTCTTTAACGTATTAGATTACCTAAATATATAATCTACTACTACGAATAAAGGCCTCTATTGAAGGTCTTTATTAGCCTATAACGAAAATTAAAAAAAGTATAAAAGATGAGCAACTCTAAATTATTTAAAGAGAGATTAGAATATAAACCTTTTGAATATCCTGAATATTACACAGAAGGTTGGTTAAAACAAATGCAAGCATTTTGGTTACATACTGAAATTTCAATGCAAGGAGATGTTAAAGATTGGAATGAAAACTTAACACCATCAGAAAAGAATTTAGTTGGAAATATCCTTTTAGGATTTGCACAAACTGAATGTGCCGTTTCAGATTACTGGACAGGAATGGTTACTAAATGGTTTCCAAAATGGGAAATTAAACAAATGGCAATGGCCTTTGGTTCTCAAGAAACTATACATGCAACTGCATACTCATATTTAAACGAGACATTAGGACTGGATGATTTTTCAGCATTCTTACACGAACCAGCAACTGCAGAGAAATTTGAACATTTAACATCAATTGAAGCTGATTGGACTCATGAAGATTTAGAAACAAACGCAAAGGCTAGAAAACAAGTAGCAAGATCATTAGCAATCTTCTCAGCATTCGCTGAAGGAGTTTCATTATATTCATCGTTTGCAGTATTATATTCTTTCCAAATGAGAAACACATTAAAGGGTATTGGACAACAAATGAAGTGGTCAGTTAGGGATGAATCCCTACATTCTAAAATGGGATGTCAGTTATTTAGACAAATGTGTACAGAATATCCAGAACTACATGAAGATGTTAAGAGCGATGTTTTAAGAGCTGCAGAGCTTATGGTTGAAATGGAACACAAATTCATTGATATGATATTTGAACAAGGTGATTTAGAAAACCTTAAAGCAAATGACTTAAAACAATTTATATTAAAAAGAACAAACGAAAAGATTGCTGAACTAGGATATACTAAAGGACCTTTCATGGAATACGATGAAGATTCTGCCGGTGAACTAGATTGGTTTTATCATTTAACAGGAGGAACAACACATACAGATTTCTTTGCAGTAAGACCTACAGATTATTCTAAGGCTGGTGAAGATGAGAACTGGGACGAAGACGAATTATTTTAAAACATTATAAACTATGAGTAAAGAAATTAAAAACCACGGTGAGGAGCTAGGATGGGAATTAGGAACACATTTTCCTACATGGGCAAATACAGAAATATACGTTAAAACAATTAGTAACGGATATTTATTACCGGGTGAAACTCCAAAGGATGCATATTGGAGAGTTGCAACCACAGTTGCAAAAAGACTAGATAAACCAGAATTAGCAAGTAAGTTTTTTGATTACATTTGGAAAGGTTGGTTAAACTTAGCAAGCCCAGTTCTTTCAAACACAGGAACAGAGAGAGGATTACCAATCTCATGTTTTGGTATTGATGTAGCTGATTCTATATATGATATTGGAAACAAGAATTTAGAATTAATGTTACTTGCAAAACACGGAGGTGGAGTTGGAGTAGGAATTAATCAAATTAGACCAGCAGGTGCTAAGATTACTGGAAACGGAACAAGTGATGGTGTATTGCCATTTGCTAAGATATTTGATTCAACTATTCTTGCAACAAATCAAGGTTCAGTTAGAAGAGGAGCTTCAAGTGTTAATATAGATATTGAACACGATGATTTCTGGGAATGGTTAGAGATTAGAGAGCCTAAAGGAGATGTAAACAGACAATGTTTAAATTTACACCAATGTGTTGTAGTTTCTGATGGATTTATGCAAAAGGTAAAAGCCGGAGATAAAGAAGCAAGAAAAAGATGGACTGCAGTTATTAGAAAACGTAGATCTAGTGGAGAACCATATATAATGTTTAAAGGAAATGTAAATAACGCAAATCCAGAAGCATACAAGCAAAATGGTCTTAAAGTTTACATGACAAACATTTGTTCTGAAATAACGTTACACACTGACGAATCACATTCATTTGTATGTTGTTTAAGTTCTTTAAACCTTGCGAAATTCGAAGAGTGGAAAGATACAGACTTAGTATATACTGCTACTATATTTTTAGATGGAGTTCTTACAGAATTCATCAACAGAGCAAAATACATGAGAGGCTTTGAAAACAGTGTAAGATCTGCAGAAAAAGGCCGAGCGTTAGGATTAGGAGTTTTAGGATGGCATACATACCTACAAGATAAAAATATTCCTTTTGATTCTTTATCAGGTCAATTTGAAACAAGAAAGATATTCTCTCAAATTAAAGTTGAAAGTGAAAGAGCAAGTAGAGATTTAGCAACAGAATATGGAGAACCTTTATGGTGTGTTGGTACTGGAATGAGAAACACACACTTAAGAGCTATCGCTCCAACTGTAAGTAATTCTAAGTTAAGTGGAAACAATTCTCCAGGTATTGAACCATGGGCAGCAAACGTTTTTACAGAACAAACTGCTAAAGGAACATTCATTAGAAAGAATCCAACGTTAGAAATAGCACTAGAAAAAATTGGTAAAAATACTAAAGTAACATGGGATCAAATCTTAAGAGATGGTGGAAGTGTTTTAGGACTGGATTGGATTAGCGATTACTATGTATTAACAGGTACTAAATCAGATCACGAAAGTGGATCAGGAAAGGCAATCACTAAAAAACAATTAGAGAAATTACCGGTAATTTCACAAGATGATTATATTCCAATGGGAGATGTTTTTAAAACATTTAAAGAAATTAATCAATTAGAATTAGTAAAACAAGCAGGAATTAGACAACAATATGTTGATCAATCTGTTTCATTAAATTTAGCTTTCCCTAAAGAAGCAGAACCTAAGTTTATTAATAAAGTACACTTAGAAGCATACGAACAAGGGATTAAGACCCTATATTATATGAGAACAGAATCAGTATTGCGAGGAGATATAGCAGCGCAAGCGATGGATCCTGACTGTCTAAGTTGTGATGGATAAAAAACTGAAATAGCCAACCTGAAATATGGTTGGATTTTAGGACCGTTTTAGTTAACGGCACGGGGTAAGAAAAAGTTCGCTACTATTCTTACCCCATTTTTTCATAGATATATAGATTAACAAATAAACAAAAACAATTTAAAATGGCAAAAGTATTTTACGTGATTAATCACAACGAAGGTGAAGGAGGAGTAGATTTCTTCAAAACAGAAAAAGAAGCATTAGCTCACGGAAAAGAACAATTCGAACAATTCGAAATGGGTAAAGAAGTAGAAGATGAAGATGGATGGGTATATACTGGAGACGTATTAACATTTAAAAAAGGAATCTTATTTTCATACGAAGAAGATGGTACTAAACTTCAAGCAATTGAAGATGCTGACGCAAGGCAATATGCTGAAGATCTAGAAGATATGGGTTCTGCTGTATTCTTTGAAGGTTTTGTAAAAGGAATGTATTGTTTCTTAGGTCGCGATGTTCAAGCTAAAGGTATGAAATGGAATTATACAGGTGATGGTATTAATGAAAGCAAATCTAACAGTTCATTAAAATTCGTGAAAACATTTGAATCATTCACAAGAACATTATAAAAACATAATTTAATCTATCATGAAACATGTTAAAGATTTAAACGAATGGCAAGACCATTTGCAAATGCAAGCTGATCAAGCAGGCATGACCAAAGAAGAATGGATCGCAACATATGGATCAAGCATACAAGGAGTTGACGAACAAAGAGATGGCGGTTTAATTTCAGACGATGAAGATGAAGAAATGGAAGGGCTATTAGCAGATGTTAGATTTATGACTAGTGAATTAATAGATCATATTGAAAAAGAGACAAATAGAATTGGAGGACAATTCAGAGCACCTGGAATGGAAGTTGATTGTAAGAAGTTAATAAAAGAAATTATGAAAAGAAGAAAGTTTAAATTTTAATATTTCACCAATACACTACACTAAACCAGGACTTCAATCCTGGTTTTTTTATTTTTGAAACTTTTTACTTATTTTGTTTATAATACCTATAAATAACATTGTATTAAATCTAAAAACAAAAAATGAAAATTACAATTCAAAAAGTAGATCAAACTAATTTCATTAACTTCATTAACAGACTGAAGGTAATCGATTCTTTCGTTTATTTTAAAATTAAAGGTGGAACTATCCAAGCTTCGGCTTATTTACCACAACGCGATGCTGTGAAACATCACAGACTTCCAATCGGACAGATTTTTCAAATTGAAGAAGGATCAATCACAACAACAAAAGAGTTAAAAGTAGCTTTCTTTGATGCACAAAAATTAACAGATGCATTTAAGCAGTTTGATTATGATTCAATTCAAGGTGAAATTGAATTCTTAGAAAACGATGAAGATTTCGTAGCAACTAGCTTCCGTATCTTTAACGACGAATTAGAAATTAAATTAGCTTGTTCAGAGCCTTCTTTAGGATATAAAGATCTTACAGATTCTCAAATCTCAAGTATCTTTAATGTAGATGATGCTAGCTTTAAATTTGAAATGGATTATGGAACTTTAAACAAAGTTAAAAACCTTTTCGGATTAGATAAAGAAGAAACTTTCTCAATCGAAGCAAATGGTAAAGGAGTAAAATTAACAGGTAACACATACAACATGTTAGTAACTCCAGATTATGAAGGAACTTCAGGTAAAAAAGTAACCTTATTTAAAAAATACTTAAACTTACTAGACAAAGAAGATTATACAGCTAATGTTCTAGAAAATAGAGTTGTTATGAAGTCAAATGACTCTGAAACTTTATTAACTATTGCAACATGTAATACTGGAGCGTAAATGATCGAAATTGAACAACTAATAGAAAAGCCAGAAGCAGAGCTTACGCCTGAGGAAACTCAAACTTTAATATCGCACTATGAACAAATGTCAGCTAAATATACGGCATATGAACAAGCGGTTAAAGTAACTCTAAACTCTATTTATGGTGCATTTGGAAATAAGTGGTTTCACTTTTTTGATATAGAAATTGCAGAATCAATTACCCTACAAGGTCAATCTGCAATTCTATATTCTGAAAAGATATTAAACAAATACTTCCAAGAATTCTGGACTAAAGACACTGCATCACATAAACATTTAAATATTAATGTTAAAGGCAGATTAGTTAGACCATCAGTTGTTTATATCGATACAGATTCTTGTTATGTTCAATTTGAAGAAATGTATGAATCTATTGAATGGCTTGGTGAAGAACTTTCAATTGATAAGTTTATTATGGAGCTATATAATTTTAGAATCAAGGACTACATTACAAAGTGCATGGCAAAATATGCTGAAATTACAAATACAGATAATTTCCTGTATTTCGATATGGAAACGATAGCATATTCTGGGATTTGGTTAGCTAAGAAAAAATACTTACAGAATATAGCGTGGGAGGATAAACTAGATGAAGACGATAGATACCCTTCCTTAAAGAAGATTAAAACAATTGGATTTGATACAATACAAAGTTCAACTCCTGCGCTAGCACGTAAGCACTTAACAGAAGCTCTTCAATTAGTTCTATCTGAAAAACCAACAGCAGCCTTATTAAAGAAACTAGTTGACTACTTAAAGAAATGTAAAAAAGAATTTAAGCTGGCAGATATTGATCAAATAGCATTCAATAAGAGAACTAACAATATAGAAAAATATATTGTAGATGATACTATTGAATTTCAAATTGGATCAAAATGTCCTCCTAATGTAAAGGCCGCAGGATTTTATAATTTCTTAATGAATACTAATCCAAAGTATAAGAACAAATACAAGATGATTGGTAACGGAGAGAAACTAAAATTATACCACTGTAAAAATCAAACATGTGATATGTTCGCATATATGCCAGGGGATCATCCTTATGAAATAGCACCTGAAGTTGATTATGAAATACAATTTGAGAAAAGTGTAATTGATCCATTAAACAGAGTGCTTAAAGCTTGTTCACTACAACTCTTAAACCGAAATTTAATTTACTCAACATCATTATTTTAAATATGGAACCAACCTTTTATGAAATAGTACACAGCCTTACTAAGTCTAAGCCTAACAACATGGATTTAGGAAATTCAATAAGATCTTTAATTAATAAAATTGAAGACGCAAAACAAGTAGAACCAGAAGTATCAACTGATTCAAATCAAATAACGATATTTCAAGATTTAGAAAATTATGGAAATAGATCCTAAAAAGATTACAGAGGAACTTACAGCTGAACAAAAGGTGCAAGTTCGAGATTATCAAAAAGTATACATGAGACTAAAGATTCTAAAATCTCAAATGGCAGAGATTCAAGATGAGACTGCAGATCTTATAGATACTCTTGAGAAAATGAGAAACAAAGATAAAAATAAAGAAGAAGACAATGGCTAAAAAAGATTTTACATTTAACGATTTAAATGCCGAATTAGCAAATTTAAATCCACTAGGATCCGTGATGGATCAATCAAATTTTAGTGAAGTTACCGAATGGATTCCTACCGGAAACTATCACCTAAATGCATGTGTATCAGGTTCCCTTTTCGGAGGTTGGCCTAATAACAGATCTTGTTCAGTTGCAGGTCCTTCAGGAACTGGTAAAACATTCCTTACCTTAAATTCTGTAAGAGAAGCAATCAACATGGGTTATAGTATAATCTATTATGATAGTGAAGCAGCTGTAGATAAAGAACAAATGATCAAGTTTGGTATTGATATTACTAAGGTAAATTATCAGCCAATGAATACTGTTCAAGATTTCAGAACTTCTATTACAACAATTACTCAAAAGATGCAAGAGATCAAAAGAAACGGCGGAAAGATTCCAAAGCTTATGATCATCTTAGATTCTGCAGGTAACTTGGCAACAAGAAAGGAAATCGACGATGCAGCATCTGGTAGTGAAAAATCAGATATGACTCGTTCAAAGATCTTAAAATCTATATTTAGAATTATAATGACGCCATTGGCAGATTTAAAGATTCCATTTATATTTACAAATCACACATACCAATCTCAATCGTTTATTCCAATGCAAATTGCAGGTGGAGGAACTGGTCCAGAATACGCAGCATCAATCGTGCTTATGTTAAATAAGGCACAATTAAAAGATGGAGCGGATAAAGTTGGTATTATTGTAACTGCAAAACCTACAAAGAATCGTTTTGCAAAACCAACTCCAATTAAATTCCACCTAAATTTTAGTGAAGGTATGAATCCGTATGTTGGATTAGAACAATATGCTACTTGGGATATCTGTGGAATTACTAAAGGCTCGATTGAAAAAGGAAAGAAAGTTCCTAAAGCAACGGCAAGAGGATGGATTTGCGAACACTTAGATGAAGCAGTTCCAAATAAAGAATTCTTCACAGATAAAGTATTTACTAGAGAAGTATTAGAAAGAATCGAAACACACATTAAACCTCTATTTAATTATAATTCAGAATCAAGTTCATTAGATATCGAAGAGATGTTAAACGATGCGGTAGAATCATAATGAAAGCCGACGTTTACACAATCAACGAAGATAAATTACCAATAAAATATATCTTAGGCATCCAGGATAAGTTAGAAGCTTTTCCTGATGCTTTCGATATACTATACATATTCATTACCGAAGCTGTAAAGAATCCCTCTCGACAGAAGGAAACATTCACACAACATGCTTTAATGAAATATCATAGTAAAGGTAATGTAGAGAACGCAGCCGAAGGATTAAAAAGAGGCATTCAATTAGGTTTGTTAGAGCAAATCAAATTCGAAGAAGGAAAAGAAACATACGAAATAAAAATAAACCCATACAAATGATAGCAGTATTTGACGATTTCATAAAAGATGAAACCCTATTAAAAGAGATAGCAGATCAAGGAGATGCTTTCTTCTATCCAACCGGCCAATATACATATTGGAAAGGATGGTGGAGTAACGAACCAAAAACAGTTAAACAAAAACTAATAAAGTATATCTGGAACGATCAGCTACCTGTTCAATTAAATATGCAATTAGACGGATTCGAACACTGGACCGGAATTCAAAGAGCAGATCAAGATGGTCGTAGAAATTTCTTAGAACTACACTTAGACGATGACGTTATGCTTAGAGAAAAGAAAGGTCAAAGAATGTTCCCAGTTTTAGGCTGTGTTTATTATCCTGCTGGTTTTGAATTCGAAGGAGGAGATTTACATATCTATACTGATGGAGAGGGAAAATCTCCGGAGGTAATTAAAACCAAACCAAACAGATTAGTTATATTTAACCCAGGTTCGGTTGTACATGGCGTTGATAAAGTAACATCAGGTATCAGAGGAGCTATCGCGATTAATGCATGGGCTGAAGAACCATGGTCAGTCGGACAAGGTCATATTATCCTAGAATAAGATTGAAACTAACTGAGTTATATCAATATAACTTGTATACAAAACAACAAATATGAAATTCGAAGCTGATAAAGAAAAGATATTTTTTAAACTTTCTCTTTCTAAACCTAAATACTTTGAGACGATTGATAGATCATTCTATACGTCAGAAGATATTGCATTATTGCATACATTAGCTCATAAATTTCATTCTAAATTTCATGAAACTCCAACGCTAGCACAAATGCTTTCATTAGCAGGATCTCCTAAAGTTAAAGGAAAGATCGATGAAGGAGTTATAGAATTAGTATATAAGGTAGATTTAGTACAATACGAAGAAGAGTGGTTAACTCAAACTACGGAGGCATGGATTAAGTGGAGTAATTTCAATAGTACCTTAATGGACACTATTGAATATGTAAAAACAACAGAAGTTACTCCAGAAAATGTAGATAGTATTGTATCAAAGGTAAAGACTTTAATCAACGATAGAAATTCGATTGTATTTAATTCAGATATCGGATTAGATTTTTTTAATGCAGAAGATCACTATAGCGAAGATCGAGTTAAAGTAAGTTCAGGATATAACTTCCTTGATCGGGTACTTAACGGAGGTTATGATAAAGACGGTTCCTTAGTAGTTTATGTCGGAGAACAGAATATTGGTAAATCAATCTTTTTAGCAAACGATGCTGCTAATTTCGTAAAGATGGGAGTTAATACGGCTTTTATCTCTGCTGAAATGTCAGCTCCAAAGGTATTAAAAAGAATCGGTGCAAACCTTTTAAGTATTCAAATGAATGACTATGATGAAAAGGCAAAGAACCAGGATCTAATGAAAAGAAAGCTTGAAACAGTCGGAAATGGATTAACGCCTCCAGGCCAGCTATTCATTAAACAATTCCCAACATCTCAAGCGACTGTTACCGATATAGAAGCTTATTTAAAACAAATTGAAGAGGAAAGAAAGATTAAATTAGGTGCAATTGTAATTGATTACATTAACATCTTAGCAAATTTTAGAAATCCAAACAGTGAAAACACATACTTAAAGATTAAGCAAATTGCCGAAGATTTAAGAGCAATGGGAACACGTAACGGTTGGTTAATCGTAACGGCAACTCAGATTAATAGAAATAACTATAACTCCAGTGATATTGGAATGGGAGACGTTGCAGAATCTGCAGGCCTATCACACACTGCAGATATGATGTTAGGTATTATACAAGATGACTTAATGCGATCTAGTTATGAATATTGGTTAAAAATCCTGAAAATCAGGGACGGTGAAGGTAAAGGAACTAAATGTAAATTAGATATTAATTATAATTACATGAGACTTACAGAAACCGATGAAACAACAAACTCAAATATACACAGTTTATAATGTCAACAGGAAGAACAAAAAGAGATAAAATATTCGATAACACGTTCGAAGAAACAGAATACGAGTATGACACATCGATGTCTTTCGCTCTCTCACCAAGAGTAGTTGACAATCGATCTGAAGAAGACAAGATTGAAACTAAATTAATAGCAGATGAAATACATTCTTTAATCATAAACTCTAGATTTAAGAAATTTAATAAGATTGATGAATTCCACCAAACTGTTAAATTAAACAAAATAGATATTAATGAAGTGTATGAATTTATATCGGATGAAACAAGAGCATCACATTCTCTAGTTGATATATTTTCAGAAATGTGTGACTACTTTAATGTAAACCCTACTCGATTTTATCAATCACTTGGAAACAAATTTAAAGAAGAATTAATTGAAGAGCTAGACGCTCGAACAAATATACTACAAAAGAAGAATATCAATAGATTGTTTTAATATGATTGACAATAAAATCTTAAAGAATCCCGTGAAACGGATCTGGGTTTTAGGTGATATGCACTTAGGTATCAGATCAAATTCAATGGAATGGTTAGAGATCCAAAAGGATTTCTATGAAAACGTATTTATCCCAACCCTAAAAGAAAAAGTTAGACCCGGAGATATATTAATTCAGGTCGGAGACGCATTCGATAATAGACAAAGTATAAATTTAAAAGTATTAAATTATGCTGTGAATCTATTTGAAAGATTAGGTGAAATTCTACCAACACATATTATTTGCGGAAACCATGATATCTGGGCTAAGAAAAGTAATGATGTCACTTCAATTGATAGTTTAAAGTGGATTCCAAATGTTCAGATCTATAAAGAACCTAAGCTTTTTAATTGGGGAGAAAAGAAGGTATTGTTAATGCCTTGGAGAAGAGATACAGAACATGAAGTTGAAACCCTTGCAGAATATCCTCAGGCAAATATGGTATTTTGTCATTCAGAGGTTCGTGGAATTAAACTAAATTCAAAGGTTACTAATTTACACGGAGTTGAAGCAAATTCATATGATAATTTTGATGGAGTTTGGTCTGGACATATTCACTATAGACAAAATAAAGGTAAATTAAGAATGGTTGGTGTTCCATATCAATTAACAAGATCTGACGCAAACAACGCAAAAGGATTTGACCTAATTGATTTAAGTGACATGAGCGAAACTTTCTTCGAGAATGATAGATCACCAAAGTTTGTGAAAACGTATCTTACAAGTCTTTACAATGTTACCTTGGGTGAATTTAAAGAGCAGATTGAAAATAATTTTGTTGATCTGTTTGTACCTTCTCACGTTGCTGCAAGTAATTCACTTTCTAAATTTATCAACCAAATCCAAAATGTAGGTAGAAAGATAGAACCAAACATATACGAACAAGATACTTTTATCGATAAAGACATGTACGACATGGAAGAGATCGAAGATATGTATAAGAACTATAACATTCTACATCTATGTAATATGTATATTGATGGAATGCCTAAGGATGATGAAACAAAAGGACAAATCAAAGATAGAATAAAAAGACTGCATGATTTATGTGCATATAATTATGATAGTGAAATATGAGAATACAATCTATAGAGTTTAAGAATTTTGCAAGTTATGGAAATTCAATACAAAGATTAGAATTCGAAGAAGACAATTCAGAATTATTCCTAACACTTGGTAAAAACGGCCATGGTAAAACTACGATTGCAAATGCTATTGTGTTTGCGCTATATGGTAAAGTTGAAGGTGTGAAGATGTCAGACTTGCCTAATCGTATTAACAAAGAACTTTGGGTAAAAATTAATCTACAATGTAAAACTACAGAAGTATCTATTGAAAGAGGATTGGCCCCCAGTAAATTTGAAGTTAAGCTTAACGGGATTGAATTTGATAAAGCAGGTAAAAGGTCAGTTCAAGAATATTTAGAAGAAGAAATCTTTGGCATCCCATATCATGTATTTAAAAATATCATTATCCTATCGGTAAATGATTTTAAGTCATTTTTAACAATGACAAACAACGATAAAAAACAGATCATTGATAGAATGTTTGGCTTTTCTATTTTAAATGAAATGCAACAAAATATTAAAGAAGAGCGTAAAAGCTTGAAGGTTGATTTAGATGTATATGAAAGAGAACTTACACAGCTAAACGAAAACATTACTTCAGTTAATATGAAGTTAAACGAATTAATGGCAGAGTCTAATGAAAAAGACAAGGCTAAAATCCAAGAGTTAAAAGATTCTCTAGTTAGATATACTGCTAATAAAACCAAACTAGAAGAAGCACAAAATACTATTTCTGATAGTTTATCAAAAGTTACTATAGATTTAAAATCTACTAATGATGATAAAACAAAACTGGTATATGAGTTAGCGGCTCTCACTCGGAAATTAAGCCTTTATGAAAATAACACCTGCCCGACGTGTGAAGGAGAACTATCAACAGAATTTCACAACGATCGTAAAACAGATATAGAAAACAATATCGAAACTCTACCATCTAAAATTGCTTTAGAAAAAGCAAAGGTTGTTCAAATCGAAGAAGACATGATATCTCTTCGAAGTAAAGATCGAGCAGTTAGAGATAAAGTTTCAGTTATTAATACAAATATTAGAAATCTTAAAGGAGAACTAATAAAGATAAAAGACTCTTTAAATAACGGGGATAGCTTCGCCCATATGCAATCTTTAATAGATGGGTTTGAAACACAAGAGAACGAAAAGACAAAGTCTAAATCAATAGTTAATAGTGAATATTATTTTTTAGAGAATTTAGAAGAGATATTAGGTGAAGATGGTGTTAAGAATCTTGCAATTAAAACAATACTACCTGGTTTAAATACTAATATTGCAGCGATGGCACAAACCATGCACTTACCCTTTCATTTAAGATTTGATGAAAAGTTTAATTGTATTATTAATCACTTAGGAGAAGAGATTAATCCAATGACCCTTTCAACAGGCGAACGTAAAAAAGCAGATTTTATAATCATTATCGCTATCATTAAAATATTAAAACTAAGGTTTCCACAATTAAACCTACTTTTCTTAGATGAATTATTAAGTTCAGTTGATGCAGACGGAGTTCATAATATTTTAAAAATATTAAGTCAAGTAATCAAAGAGAGTAAGATTAATACATTTGTGATAAATCACTCAGTACTTCCTCATGAATTATTTGATAAGAAAATTCAAATATACAAAGAGAATGGATTTTCTAAATTTGACATAGAAACAATAGAATAATATAGATATATAGATTTATATGGCAAGTTACAATTTAAAATACAATTCAGACGATAGTGTAGTAAGACACGTTATCATAGGTTTATTGGCTGATTTAAATAACAAGGTTTATTTTTGGAGACAATTAAACGAGAACGATAGAGTAGCAATTGATATTCCCTTCTATTACTCAATAACAGGCGATGATCAGTTTCTGCGAGATAATTTCTTATTCACTACCACAACTGGAGTAGACTGTCACCCTGATCAAGCGTTTGCGGATGCAAATTATGATGCAGTTCCACGTGGAGTAGTTAGTTTAACAGGAATGTCAATCGATTCTGGTAAATTAGTTAATAAAAGAAACATGGGTACCTATACTAAAATGAATGAAGAAGGCGCTATGGAAGGTTACTCGGCAGAATTCGAGATGATTCCTGTCACTTTGGGCATAGATGTTGAAATATTAGTTAGCTCTACACTGGATGCATTTAAGGTGACTGAGATGCTTATCAAGAGACTTTATAAATCAAATTCATTTAATGTTGAAGTTGGTCATTTAAACGAGGCAACGTACCGATTAAATTCATACTACGCAATGCCAGACGATTATGATATACAAAGACCAATTGATTACACATTTGAAGATAAAGACAAATATAAAATAACTTTTCCAATAGAAATTAACACTTCAATTCCTTCATTTGATTGGGAATCAGAAAGACACGCTGGTAATAGAATGTTTGAAATTAATTCCGCGATTGTTCCGGAATCAGATAAAACACAAAACACCCCAGGAGAAATTAATGTAATTGACGAAAATACCAAATAATATAAAAGATATATAATAAAAATAAAAACAAAATTAATATGACGACTAATATTTTAGCCCCATTTGTAAAAACAGAAAATTCTTTTAAATTCTACGTTAATGGTAGAGTTTTTGAAATGACTGACAATACAATCACAGAAACAGAATCTATTGATTCTACTTTAGGAAATGCAATTGCAGCTTTTGAATCTTTTGAATTTTCAGCAAATACAGTAAAGTGGTTTCACGGAGCTTCTAAATTTACTTATAACTTATCTGAATCTACTTTCGCAGTAGGAGATACAGTTATTGAAAATTTCACAAAACACGTATTATCAAGTGGATTAGTGAGATATGAAAATAAAGGAACCGCAGAGTTATTCGAATCTTTACCAGTTATGTTAGAGAATTTCGTACAATTAGATTTCGCAGCAACATTCGAAGGAAAAGATAATATTGTTAATGTATTTAAAATCGAAGAAAAAGTATATGTTTCTAGATTCAACACGGCAAACAGAATATCAAAGTTTTTTGAAGCTACTAATGCAAATGCAGCGGTAGATTTTGTAAACGAACAAACTGGTTTATCAGCAGCTACTTTCTTAAGTGAATTAGTTACAGGACAGGCTCAGGAAATTGCACAAAATGAAGCAACAATTAATTCTTTTAAAGATATGATTTCATTCTTAAAAGACCAAAGAGGTTTATTAGCTGAGGCTGATAAGTCGGTTTCAGAAATTAAAGCAGCAGATGCTCTAATTAACGAAGAAATTTCAGTTTGGGAAACTAAGATTGCTGAATTACAAGCATAGTTTTAAAACCTTATACAATCATGAAAGAGAGATCCTAGCGGGTCTCTTTTTTTATTTAGAAACAAAACAACATTTAACGGTATAAATCTAAACAAATATAAATTAATACTGTGGCTCGTAAAAAAAATTATTTAAACAACAAAGACTTCTATGCACAAATGGTTTTATCCAAAGATGCAGACAAGCTAACCAAAGAAGCTGAGAAGATGTTAATCCTATTAGCTGAGAAGACAATCAACAAAATGAGATACGTTAGTGAAGACGATCGTAATGATTGTTTACAATTCGCAATGTTAGATCTTCTTAAATACTGGCGAAACTTTAATCCTAAATATCCAAATGCGTTTGCATACTTTACAGAGATTGCAAAGAGAGGATACGCAAAAGGCTGGAACAAGATTCATCCTAAAAAATACGGTGGAACTATTTCAATCGGCGGAAACGGCGGAGGAGATGGAGATGGCGGAGGAATCTATACGCTATAAATGTCAATAAAGAATCTCAAACCAACAAAGAACTCAGGATTCAGTCAAGGGTATTATGTCCCTATATTTCCTGAAAAATATGTAGGCCCTACTCCGATAATATATAGGAGCTCATGGGAACGTAAGTTCTGTATTTGGTGTGATATGAATGACAAAGTATTAAAGTGGTCAAGCGAACCAGTAGAGATTAAATACTGGTCACGACAAGATTCAAAGGCCCATAAATATTATCCAGACTTTTATTTTAAACAAATACAACAAGACGGTACAGAGCTAGAGTATATTGTTGAAATTAAACCAAAGTCACAGATAACAAAACCACAGCCGCCTAAAACAAACTCTAAAAAAGCACTTAAATCATATAAATTTCTTGCAGAACAGTATGTAAAAAATATGGATAAATATAATGCAGCTAAAGAGTTTTGTGATGGTAGAAATTACAAATTTATTGTTTTAACTGAAGATACTATATTGAATGGGTTACGTTAAAAATAAAATAAAAGAATTAATTAAAGAAGCAGGCAGCCGAAAGTCGGCTCGCCGTACCGCAGAGGATTGGTTCGAAGAAAGCTCAAAATCTAGATCTTTAAATGAAGTTCAGAAAACAAGAAACAGATTTGAACCGGGCAAGATATATGTATTTGATTACAGACCTATCACACAGAACCTACCCTGGTTTGATGCAAACCCGGTTGTATTAGCAATAGAACATAAAGGTGAAAACGATCTGGGTATTAATTTAAATCTTTTACCAGTTGATTTTAAAGAACAATTGTTAGATGACTTATATAATAGAATGGAAGGTCAAATTAAAAACGCAACAACAGGTTCAAAATACTATGATGCAAAAACACAAGCTCCATTAAAAATAACATATGATGGAATAAAATCATATCTTAAAAAAGATGGCTATGATTTTGCAATTAGACAATATGTACCTACTGGTAAATCAAGACAAAGTGTAGTTAGTTACACAAAATGGCCTGATATTGCACTGTGTGACTTTATTGAATTAAATGGAACCACAATTGCAAATATTAGAAGGTTGTTTTTTAGCTAATAAAAATTGAATATATAAATAAATATAATAAAATAATAACAATGGCAGGATTCGTAGATAGAAATGGCCCTTTAAGTTACAATAAAAAATCATTTACACTGAGAGATCAACTTAAGAAGTTAAGTTCTTTTGGTATGTATTATGACGATTTAGTACTTAGACAATCGCAAGCAATTGGTCCAATGGAGGATGAAATTGGCTTCGGTATGATGAACCAGATGGGTCTGGATAATGATGATATGTATGGCGCTTTCGCAGCCCTCTCTATGTCAGATACCAACATGCGTAAGAATATCCCTTTCTTTGATAAAGGTTATGAAAGTAAGCGTGATGAATTAAGAGCATTCTCAACATACGATGAAATTGAAGATATCTTAGATATTTTATGTGATGAGTCGGTTGTATATGACAATAAAAACTTTTTCGTAAATCCTGAAATTATTGGGATGGATGTTAGTGATGATGTACAGAAAGACTTAAATAAATCCTTTAGAGATATTTACCAATATTTTGGATTTACGCAAGATCAATCAGCTTGGTATTATTTTAGAAAATTCTTAGTTGATGGTTATTTATCATTTGAAATTATCTATAACCCAGAACAAACTGAAATTATTGGATTTAAAGAAATTGATCCAATAACACTAGTTCCTGGATATAATAAAGATGATGGTAAGAAAGTATGGACCCAATTCATGGACGATCCAGTTAAAGAGAGAGTCCTATATGACGCACAGATCATTTATATTTCTTATTCATCTATTACCACAGCATCTAGAGTAAGTTACTTAGAACGTTTAGTAAGATCATTTAACTTGATGAGAATTATGGAACACACTAGAGTAATCTGGGCTGTAACAAACTCATCTTATAGAATGAAATTTATCATCCCAGTCGGTGGTAAATCTAAAACAAGAGCAAAGCAATCGCTAGCTCAATTAATGAATAACTACAAAGAAGTTGTAGATTTTGATTGGGAATCAGGTACAATGCACACTGATGGAAAGCCAATGCTACAATTTAATAAAGAATACTGGTTACCAAGTAAAGACGGTGAACAACCAGAAATTGAAACACTAGGTGGAGAAGGTCCTGAATTATCAGACACAGAAGCACTTAAATATTTTAGTGATAAACTTAAAGCAGTTTCTAAGATTCCATTTAACAGATTTATGTATGAAGACGGTGGAGGAGACTTTAACTTAGCAGCTGATGGTATGATTAGAGATGAAATTAAATTCTCTAAATTTATTACAAGATTGCGTTCAGTTTTCCAAGAGATCTTAGTTAAACCACTACACATTCAAATGTGTTTAAAATATCCAGAGTTTGCAGATGATGCAGCATTCAAAACACAAATCTCTCTACAGTTTATTGAAGAGAATATGTTTGCAGAATTAAAACACATGGAGATAATGGAACGTAGAATTAATTTTGTTAGTGAATTAAAAGATTCATTAGTAACTACAGATCCAGTAACAATGGAAGAAGAGTATTACTTCGATCAAGATTTCTTAGTAGACAGATACTTAAAATTAAGTCCGGACGATAAAGCAGCTAATGAAGCTTATAAAGCTAGAAAAGCAGCTAAAGATGCCGAAGAGCCAGAGGTTGATCCGATGGACATGGGAATGTAAAAAATATAGAGATATATATCAAATGAAATACATAAGCTTATTTGAACAATTCGTTGCATATGCAGTTGAATTAGTTAATGAAAAAAGAGAAGATGTTGGAAAATACAACACCGTCAAAAAAGTTATCTCAGAATTAGGTAGAAGACCTTCTGAGCAAGATCTTGCGACATTTATCAATAATAACTATTATGATGTTACGGAAGTTGAAAGAGGAGAAGATGATCCAACAGCAAACGATAAAATTGCAGACTTAGTAGGATTTTACAAGTTTGATATTAAAGATTGGGAAATTGCATGGTCAGATGCTCAAAACGAATCAGTAGTTAATGAGGCATTAGCACCTGGTTCTAAAATAGAAAAGAATTTAAACAAGGCGTTAAAGTCAAATATTAATATGTTTGGAGATAATGATGAAACTATTAAGGTTTTAGATACTCCAGTTAGAATTGAACGTAGCCAATACGATAAAGAAATGAATGGAAGATCTAAGAATTTTGGAGCTTCTATTATGTATATGTATGGATCTGTAACTA